TAGTCTTTCATTCCATATTTTGCACCACTATATTTTTCAATATTTCTTATTGAGGCATCATATATTGAATTAAAACTTTCAATTAATTCATCTACTGCTATTAACGCACATTGTTTAGAATTATTCCATGCATTATTTTCAAGGTAATGCTGCAATTCCATAAACTTTTGATTTAAGTCCCATGCTTTTTCTTTTGGTGTCATATGTCCATTCCTTTAATTGGTTCAGCAGATTCTTTGATAGTCTTACCCTCTCTTATCAACTCAATGAATGGTTCAAATGACCTCTGGTTGAGATAGGTGAGACTGTTCTGCATAAATGTAAGTCTATTGACTTTTGTCTTAATTGAATTCTCTTTCTTCTGCAGTATTTCGTATTCTAATGCAGCTATGAGCTCTGTAGGTTTGTACTCGCCTTCTTCAACAATGCTGTTGAATTTGACTTTACACTCATCTTTCTTTACACGCATACCACGTGTACCTGTAAATGATTGACTCTTATATGTGAAGGTGTCAGTACCTGGGTACATCATCCACCACTTATCAAAGTCTGAATCTGTTTTCTTCTTCTTAACTATCTTAGGTTGCTCTATCTTCTCATTAAGAAAAGACAAAACTTCATTACCTATGATAGTTATCTTATTTGACTCTGACAATAGACCTTTTCTGCGTACAGTTTGATAGAGCATTTTCATCTTACTATCATCTGTACACATTTCGTCTACATCATTGCCTTCTTGAACAAGTGTTATGAAGCATAACATGTCTAAGCTGTAGCCAGCTTTAGTCAGCTCCTTAAAATGGGAGAACGTTAGCGTGAGGTTCATTATGTTTCTCTAGGATTTTGTCTGTGTCTATTACTTCAATACGAGCAGGTTGCTTCTGATTTAATTCTCTCTGAATTGCTTCGTTCCACTCCTGTCCCTGTTCATGCAAATATATGAAATCCTTGAGATATTCTCTCTCCCAATCCTCAATTATTTTTAGGTTTTTCATCTTTTTTATATTGTTCATTGTTCCAAAAATAAGAACAACTTAATGTTGCAACACCAAGATTTGCTTGATGTTCATCAAACATAAAATTTAATTTATATGGAGGGTCTGAGAAATAACTTTGTCCTATCTCTTCAGGTTTTACTGTATATCTGTGGCAGTTCAGTCTTAATAGACAACTACCACCTTGGCAACATGAAATGTCTGGCATAATGTTTAATTTTATTTGTTTTGGATATGTTATCGCATATATACAGATATATACGTATATTATTCTGCTGCATAACCAAAGAATATCCACTCACCATCTCTTTCATTAGTGGCTTTCTTGTATGTTATTTTAGCTACTGTCTTATTAGCTTTATCAAGAACCTTCTCCATTGTTATATATGTAGACTCTTGTGTCTTTTCTGTATGTACTCTTGCTTTGGTAACAGCTTCACCTTTAGTGAGATATGCACCAATAAATGTATCATAATTAGCAAATACAAAATACTTAAGTATCCACTTCTTGGTACCAGGTGTTACAATGTGCTCCACTTGTGACTTAGTCTTGTTCTTATTACCAACAGGTTGTCTAACACATATAGCTGAACAATCACGTTTATTCATAGCATGACTATCAAATCTGTCACGTATGTAAGTAGATACATCATTAAACTTACTTTTATTATATGCTTCTGTTTCATCTCTAAATCCATGAGTAGTACTGATTGTACCATTATAGCCATCTTGATGACCATATTCATTTTCAGCTATTTCACAAATTCTTTTATATGCTTCATCTGCTGTTTTACCACTACTTCTTTCTTTAAATTGACATGCTCCCATAATTGTGTGTTTTAATCTTTAATACGTAATCCAAATTCTAAATCAAACCATTGAAAGTTTGCTTCAGCCCTTGCTTTGTTTATTTTAAATACCTTTTTCATTAATGGTATAGCGTATGCTTTGAACTCCTCATGTTGTTCTTGAGTCATAGTCCATTTGCTGTACCACTCTTTTGTCATATATGCTTCTTGCATAGACTTACCAACCATACCTAATTGATAATCAACTAGATGATTTCCTATATTTTCTCTATTTATCTTTGCCATTAGAATGTGTCTATAAGTTTAATAATTTCATCGTAGTCATACGTATCTCCTTCTTGTTGTGCTTTCATTAATAGCTTTGCAGCCACTTTACCACATTTCTTAGCTACATCTATACCTGTATATGGATCTTGTCCTATAATTGGTAGGAATTCCAATACTAATTCTGCTGCTTTATGTTTATTGTCCATTAGAATAAATTTAATTGATTTGGGTTAATAATAATTTTACGTTTTCTACCTTCATACTGTATTTTGTGCATGATTCTCTCAGCACGTTCTATATAATATGCATGATTGATGTTATCCAAAGGATGATCTGGTAATAGATGATTACATACTTTCATCACCCATTCACCTGCTTCAACTTGTGATACATCAACAGCTGTGCTATCTGAATTCTCATTCTTAACCTTCAATAACTTCTCACCTGTATTACTTACATAATATCTGATAAGTTTATTGTAGACTGTTCTGTTTTCTTTCGAGTGGCCTTCGTAGTGAAAGTCTTTACTAGCTTTCTGCCTGAGACAATAGTCATAAATATTTGTGTGATTACAAATAGTGGTAGCCACAGGCACATCATTAACAAAAAACTGCTCCAGTGCAATAGGTACAATCCTAGCACTCTTATTTTTGTGTAACTCAAAGTCAGTAAGGAAATCTCCTTTCTTTTTAATTTCTCCATTGGTTTTAATTGCTAAATAGTCATTTACTGTAGAGAATATAATCTTTTGATAATCAGTGCGTTCAAGCTCATAGCTAGTTATATTCATCCACCACTTGTTTATCTCATGCATCTTATCTATTAGTGATTTATTAACCATAATAGTTACACCATCTGTATTTGCAGATATAACATGTATACCAGCTAATTCATATGCTTCGATGAGCATAAGAAGACTCAATTCACCTGTAATAGTTGTGAACATAGTTAGTTGTCTATCATAGATCCAAGACTGCATGTCACTACTTTTACCATACACAGAGTTAACTGCAAGCTTAAGAGCACCAACAATACCTGCTATCTTCTTATCCTTTTTAGCCATTGGTTTAAGTTCCAACCTTTTTTCAAACATTGCTTTATATCCAAGTAAGAATTCCTTACCCAGGTGACCAGGATATCTGCCATTGCTAATAATAATAGCAGGATAATAGCTAGACACATCCCAATCAATAATCTCATGATCCTCATCACATTCAAAAACCTTTGGTTTATTCTCTGTATGAAGACCTCCCTTTGCAAACGTGTAGGTATTTTCATAAAACACTAATGATTCTTTGAATTCATCCTTCATTGTTAAACGCTCCTTACTAACCTTCTTTAAGAATGCTTGTAGCTCTGGTGTCTGGAATGATATGTAATCAGCAATACAATCTCTCACCTTTACCTCTGTTCTAAACAATCCTTTCTTTGGTAAATCAGAGTATTGTATACCTTTCTCCTGACAGTAGTATTTCTTAATCATCTCATCACCTATCTTACTATCTGAATAGTTTAAGCATGGTATGCCAAACTCTTCGTATATATCTTGTCTAAGCTCTATCTGATTGTTACCCTTGTATAGTGGATGGTTAGTGTTACCTGTTGTTACCTTATAGAATTCATACGTAGCCATAACATCATTACGACAGTAGTCTATTGTTATAGATATATCATCCTGAGTCATGTTCTCTTTAGTATGATGGATGGGCATCTCTTCAATGTTCTCCAGATCCATCTCAAACTCTAACCTTTTTAGTGAGACCATTCTATTCTTGTTATCATAATGATTAATCTTGAATAGGTCTAACTGTTTTAGTGATAACCATTCCTCTCTATATTCAGGGAATACATCATAATTAGCATCATGTATTGTGTCTGCAGCCTTCTGTGCTACGATAGCACATATCTCTAGCCCACTCAACTCATGCCAATTCTCATAGTTTCTAATTATATGCTCAACAACCTGACTATCAAAGCGTAAGTTATTGTAGCCCACCCAATAATGCTCATCGTGTTGTTCAGTGAATCTCATGAATCCATCTAATTGATTGGTCCACCTACTCACTTGAAACTCGTATGTTACATCACTCTCTGGATTGTATATAACAATAAGAAACAGTTCTTTCAGTGTTTCAATATCATAGATGAGTACGTTCATATAATTCTATTAATTGTTCAACTTTTAAATACACAGTGGGAAATTGTGCTGGTTTGTACCATTTATCATCTTTATACCTAACATAATTGTTTTCTGTTATCCATTCTAATAAACTTAACATAATTAAAATGTTATTTGTGGTGTAACAAAACTGAATTTTATAGGCTCACCTAATTCATAAATTTTAATCTTATCCTTAGCATCTAAATATGTATCAGGATTTTCATTGAAATCATTAATTATGTCCTTTTTTGTACCTACTACCCATGCTTCTGTATTTTCATACATTACAACATATTGTTTTTGTTTAGCTGTTGATAGTTCTTTAACTAAGTGAGCTGGTGTTTTCTTTCTCATATGTTATTTGTTTTGGTTATTTACATATTCTTTTATTTCTTGTGCGGACATTGGTGGCTTACCTTCTAATTCTTTTGATAACAAATAGTTATTTTCACTTATTTCATCCAAATCAGTTCTTTCAATTTCTTCAAATGTTTTAACAATTGGGAATAATAAATCAAATAGTTTCATAGTTTATTTGTTTTGGTTATAGGTTTGGTTGTAGTATTTTTCTGCTTCTATATCTGTTGCACCACCAATATAATTACAAGATTTCGCTGCATTTATTATTTGCTCCTTTTCTTTTTCAAGTAAATGATTAGATATATAAATAGCTAAATCTATTCCTTGTTTAAACATTCTATCTTCTATATGGTCGTCTTTGGTAATAAAATTTGATTCTATTTTAAGTTTATCAATTAACTCTTGCATTGCTGTTTTCATGCTGCTTTGTTTTTATCTTTATGTATACCATACTTCTTCAACCTAAATTCTAATGCAGATTGTTTATTATTAAGTTTGTCTCTTGTTTTATCAGTAAGGTTTAACTTACTAGTTTCTATTTCAAAATCAAACTTATCATCATATGATAATGTATCTCTATGTTTTTTAATAGCTATCATTATGTCTATTTCTGATATATATGTCTCCATTATTTATATGTTTTAATGTATGCTTTGATGCACCATTTGATCATGTCCCAAATGTAATACCTCTGTTTTGATTTAGGAAGCTTATGTAAGCTCTCATAATAACTAAAATATTCATTCATAATTGTTTACAATTTCTTTGATAAAATCTTTTGTCTGTTGGTCAGTCATATTGTTCTTCATATAGTTAATAGATGTAGAAACAAACTGTACATTACCTTTAATGTATCCTTTAGATGAATCAATTCTATCTAATGAAGCAAGATATCTGTGATCGTTGTTTCTTTGTTTACGTTTAGCTACATATAATTTAACTCTAGTATATGGACATGTACCTTTTTGTTTATTCCAAAGTTTAGATAAATATTCAGTATCTATATTCACTTCTAAATTTGCTTTTTCTCTTTTTCTTAAATTTGCTGTATGAACATAACTATGAAAAGGTATTGCTGGTTTTCTATTACCTAAGCCAGTAGGACCAAAG